CGCAACCAAACGAAGAGACAAGCATAGAGAATGTGTCAACTGACGACCTTCGCAATGCTTTGGGAATAACCGAGCAGGCCCCCCAAGAGGAGGTCATGCCTGAACCAGAGGGATCTACCGAAGAACCCCAGCCGGAGGCCGAAAGTCAAGAGACCGAGGTCGAAAGCCAGGAGCCGGAGGAAGAGCAACTCGCCAAGCGTAGGATTCGTCCACGCAACGAATTGGATCAGCAAGTCATTGACCTTTACCGGTCCGAAGGCTTCAGCGGATCTTTTGCCGATGCGTCGAGAGTAATATACGGTCAGGATGTTCAACCAACCCAACCTCAAATTTCAACGCCACAGGAAGTCGAGGCTGCTCAGCCCGATCCCGTACAAGGCATCGATAAACAAACTAACGATCTGAAAGCTTCAATACTCGAGCTTGAAGGCAAGGTAGAAGAAGCAGCAGAGGACTTGGAAACGACCGAAGCGTTGAGATTTCAACGTGAGATCATGAGACAAGAACTCCAACTGCAAAATCTATCGAACCGTAAAGAGCAGATGCAAGCCGCAGCTCAGGAGCAAGTTTATCAATCTCACCGCTCTAAAGCGATGAGCAGCAGAGACAAAGTTTACGAACGTTTTCCCGCGCTGCAAGAAACGGATTCAGTAATCCGTAAGCAGTTCGACGATTATGTGACCCAAGCTCAGTCCGATCCCGACTACGCCGCCGTTTTCGATTCACCGAAATGGCCGGAACTCGTAGCCAACGAATTCGCATCTTTGAGCGGTCTTCAGGCAGGAGTACCCGTGCAGGAAACTGTACAGGCTCTAGTAACTCAAGCACCTCAAATGGGAACTCAGGCAAAGGTTCTGACCACGGGAGCAGCGGCACAACCTGTAAGCGCTCCGGCGACTGCCCAAGGTTTGGTCCAACAACTTCCTAACATGAGTAATGACGATATTTATTCATTATTGGGAGGCTCTGGAGGAGCAACACCCAACCGGTAGTTAACGGAGTATTAACTCAAAACTATCATAACTATTAAATAAAATGGCTACAAAAAACCTACCTAGTGATTCAGCTTCTGCTGGATTACATCAAAACGGGAATCAAGCAAACGTTGATCTCGTAACTAACACAAAATCATACGCCGACCTTCTTAAGGGCGACGCCAACTCCGACTTGCGCTCACGCCTTTGGTCCGAGCTCGTCACACGTGACGCTCGGGAAAAAAACGTATTCGCAAAGTTCATCGGGGGCGAAGGAAGCGGTAAACCAATTACCGAAAAGCGCGACCTCTCAGCTGGCGGTTCTGACAAGATTACTTTCACGACAGTTGCTCCGATTCGCGGGCAAGGCGTTCGTGGGGAAGAAATCCTCAAGAACAACACGGACACACTCGACTTCGGAACATTCTCCGTTGAAATCGACCTTGTTCGTCATGCTGTATCGTGGACGCAAGTTCTCAAGCTCATGAGGTTCACAGGCAAAACCATCGATCAGCTTTCCGCTGAGGTTATGTCCGAGTGGATGGCAAGAACCGAGCAAGACCAACTTCAATACGCACTTCGTCAAATCTGCTTGAAAAACTCGACTGGTTCGAACTTCATCAGCGGATACGGAACGCACACTGACGGAAGTCTTCTCTATGTTGACGGTCTTAGCACCGATATAATCCAAGAAGCTAAACAAGCATTGATCGCTAACGGTGGTGAGCCAATCAACACCGGCGGAGACGTCAATCAAGACATCCCTGGTTACTTGTTCTTCGCCCCTGACGCCTGCTTGCGTCCGTTGCGCTCTGACCCTGACTACCTTGAAGCTATCCTTCAAGCCGACTCCAGAGGAGACTCCAACAAGTTGTACACCGGTTCTTATGCCAAGTGGGACAACAACGTTATCGCTAACCACAACGTTCTCATCGACACAGCTCGTGGACGTCAAGGTTCGCCATTGCTTCCAACATTCTACGCTCACGACGCCATTGATTTGGCCAGCACAGGTGGAATCGGTGGAACTGACGGTGACTACATTGCCAATTTCCGTGGAGCTAGGGTTCGCCTTCCAGGCGGCGGTGGAGTTGCTCTTGGAGACAACGACAACGGTACGTACAACATCCTCGGTATCGATACCGACGGAAAGGTTGCTCTCTACAGCTACACTAACGTAAACATCTCGCAAGGCGACCTCGGGCAAGTCACGCTTACTAGAGTTGCAGGTGACGCAGGATTGGGCAACGCCAAGACTGGTGACAGCTTCTCAGCTGGCGCAATGTTCGTTCAGTGCAACGCGATTGGTACGCCTATCGGGTACGCATTGGCCATGGGTAAAGACGCGATGTACTTCGCCAAGGGCAAGATCTACGGTGAGCAAATCTTCCATTACGACGATTACGCCAACTCCGGAAATGAGGCTCACCTCAGCTCCGTAGGTGTTCAGTCGGTATACGGAATGGCCGCTCGCCACGACACCCGTGGAAGAGTACCTGCCGTTCAGCTTGTCGAAGTAGTTCGTCAAGTCCCCGGTCTATCTCTTGATCAGTCAGGAGTCTAAGCTCGAATGGTGAGTTTTTCCCCCTACCATTAAAACCCCTTG